ACCAGACACAGAACAAATTTACATATCCAACAGTTCACTAAGAAAGTCGGAATCCATGGCGCCACTTCTACCCTGTTGAGTTAAGAGAAAGCTCTTACACTCAGCAGGATGCAAAATGGCTTCTCGATACCCAGCCGCTCGACATGCTCGCCGAACGACCTCACCAAAAGCCTTCAAGTATTCATCTCCATGCAAAGAGGCCTCGAAACTAGCAATGCGAGTCGTTTGTCGCAAAGCCTCCTGGGGATCAATATTTTTCCGGCTCCACATGCACATATCCTCAATGGTGACCTTAGAAAGAGGGGCCACCCAAAAAGAATCACGAAGAACAATTTCACGCTTGAGAAACGTAACCTCAGACAAAGAGCGATAAGGAGGAGGAGAACCACTCTTGGTTTCATCAGTATATTCATGACCTGTTACTGCCATAAACTTAGTTATACTATGCTGATTAAACCATTCACACACCTTGTCAGAAACACAACACAATGAATCATCACCGTAAAACACACTGGAGACATTCATGCAATATCCAGAAAGAGACTCAGGGAATCCCATGTCTCGCTGAGCAAGTAGATAAACATACCTAAAGATAATCATGTTGTACATACAATTAATTAAAGTAGTCAGAGGATTACCAGAGGGTTGAGAGTGGTTCAGCTGGAAAACTTGTCCATTCATAAGCCAAGTAGCATTGAATAGATATTCCAGCAGTGTGTGACGAATCAAACCATTCTCCTGATCATCATCATACCAATCAGTAACAATCTCTGCAATGCGAGACAAGATCTGAGAATTAAGAGAGCCATCAAAATTGGAAAAATCTCCTGCAATGATTTTGAAACCCACTTTTCGTAGACGATTGACTATCCGAGTCCAATCATAAGAATACACATTTACTCCCAAACCAATCTCATTATCCACTCTGTTTTTCATAACATGTTCAAGAAATGCCAAGAAATACCGTCTCTGAGCCAAAGCTAAACCTTGATTGGAAGCTGCG